TGTATGGCTAATAACTATACGAATAAGGGAAGGAGACGAATAATGGCAAAAGAAACAAAACTAGATGACGAAAAGGCAATGGGAGCAATCAGTGGTATTAAAAATATTCTACTTAGAATAGTCGCTGTATTTGCAGCCAACGGTCTTGGTGTTATTGGTGCTGGTGCAATCATCGGTATCGATACAATGAGTGCAATCATTCTTGCAGGAACACTTGGTGTTGCTACAGTAGTTGAAAAACTAGCAAGAGGATTCATTGATGACGGAAGACTAAGCATCGATGAAATCAATGCTGCATTTAACTCAGTAGACAAAAAGTCTAAGTAGGTCTACCTATTATAATAACGGATTCCCTGTTGAGTTCGTTATTATAATATTTTGTAAGCATTTCTTTTACCGTGCATCTAAAAATTGTTTCAGTTGGCATTGTAAGATCTTGAGCATAAATACAATGTTTGCTTTCACCAAAAACTTCCAGGGTATCGTTTAATACTTGCCCAATAATACTTGGAACACATAAAAATACTATTGGATAATCAGTGTCTATAAACTTCTTAAGAAACTCTTTATTCTCATCACTATCTTTAGGATAGCAACCATATATAAAGACACCGTGTGCCATCCCTGATACAGTTAACGCAGTGATTACTGAATTAGGTCCAGGTATAGCAGTTACCTTTATGTTATGCATTAGTGCAACATTGACATACCCACTACCTGGATCGTGAAAGCCAGCATTGCCTTGATCAGATAATATTAGTACGTTTTTGTCATTTAGTAATATCTGAACTATATTATTAATTGCATTTATTTCTTCACAACTTGGTATTTCTATAACATGTGCGTTTGTTTCAATTTCTAAATCAAGTAATAGTTTGTTAAATTTTTCAAGGCTTTCTACAGCAATTACATCATGATCAATGATGCTTCTAATAGTCCTAAAAGATATGTCCGATATGTTACCAATATGTACAGATCCCAGGGTCAATAGTCCAGCCATATATAGCAGTATATCATGTTGACTATAAAAATGATAGATGGTATACTTTAATAACACTATACAAAAGAGGCTTACTTTGACGTGCATAGCGGTAGTTAGACAAGAAAATAAAATGTTTATGGCTGGTGACAGAGGTGCATCAGATGAAAACAGCATGCTTACTTTGAAGGCACCAAAGGTTTGGAAAACTGGTCAATACCTAATAGGATACGCTGGCACCATGGATGGTGAAAGAATAAGATTAAACTTTAAACCACCTGTACCAGACGGCAACTTAGATAGATTTATGTACACAAAATTTTTAATATCACTAAGAGATTTCTATGACAGATGGTGGGTTGACGTTTCTAAGGACTCAGACTTTGGAATGATAATTTGTGTTAAAGGTAGAATTTTTGAACACAGTGCTGTAGACATGTCATTAACAGAATATGATTTAGATTATTTGGCAATGGGCTCAGCATCAGAGTTTGCATTGGGATCACTTTACTCTACTCAAAAACAAAAAAATGGAAGAAACAGAGTTATTCAAGCAGTAGGTGCTGCTATTAATTTTTCAACATCTTGCACTGGTCCTATTGACACGGTAAGCATCTAGGTATATACTAGATATATGAATACAGAATTTGAGATTTGGCTGTTACAAGGCATTGACAAGGGCTGGATAACTGAGCCATTTTGTAGTACTCATGATGGTGGTTTTCAATACATGAGCGAAGAAGAGCAAGAAGAGTGGGACCAAGGTGGCGACCCATGTTGTTATGTAATTAGATTAATGGAGTTATCTTAATGAAAAAAATGTTCATTGTTTTATCTGTTTTATTTTCAGTACTAGCAGTTCCAGCAAATGCAGTTGAGAGTCCAGCACCTGTAGTTGTTCCAACACCAGTTGTTACACCAACTCCAACACCTATAGTTGAGAGTCCAACACCAGTTGTTACACCAACTCCAACACCAGCAGTTAATACTAAACCAATTGTAATTATTGATAGTTACTTTGATACAAGAGTTGCTAACACAACTATTGTTTGTATTGCAACAGATAAGTGTGTAAATACACCGAAACCTTCTAAGAGAGTTTCTGATCCAGTAAATCATGGTATGGCTATGGTTGAGGTTGCTCGTAGAAATAATCCAGATGTTCCACTTATATTAGTTAGATCTGCAACAGTATCAAACAAAGGTGCAGTTGGAATATTAAATGGAAATGATTTTCTTGCAGCATTAAAATGGGTAGATACTAATTCATCAAATGTATCTGCTGTGTCATTTTCTTATGGACTAAGTGGAAATATGACAAAGCCAGGCGATTGTAAACTTTCTCCAACTGGATTAGTTAATGTTAAAATTGTTGATCCAGCAATTAGAGCAACAGTTACCAGTTTAAAAAATAAAGGCATTCCAGTATTTGTTTCTACAGGTAATGATTCAAACAGAAAACCAGTAGCATATCCAGCATGTATTACTGATACGGTTTCTGTTTCTACATTTCCAGTAGGAAATCATGATGCTAATACAGATTATTTTGGAGTATTACCAACAGGTAAGTTTAATTATGGCTCAGTGCTGTTTGGTTTAATTCCTCAAACAACCTCTTCTGCAAATGTTGCTGTTGCAACACAATGGCAAAAAGGTTTAACTGTTACTGACAAGTTAGTGTTAGTTTCAGAATAAAAAAGATGGCGTGTAACTCAGTTGGCAGAGTGCGAAACTGTTAATTTCGAAGTCGTAGGATCGAGACCTACCACGCCAGCCAAAGGGAGTATAGCCAAGTAGGTTAAGGCACCGAACTCATAATTCGGCTATCACAGGTTCAAGTCCTGTTACTCCCACGCCTCGATAGCACAGTGGTAGTGCGTCCGCCTTGTAAGCGGAAGGTCCTCAGTTCAATCCTGAGTCGAGGCTCGCAAGACTAACAGAATAGGAATACAGTTGATAGTTGAATTAGAACCATGGGAATATGAACACGCCTATATGGTAGGTATGCGAAGATATACAGAGAATTGGAATAAGGTAGATGCTTCATACTACAATAGATCTAGTATGGAAGAAGATAGAAACGCTCAACCTGCATCAGCAATTTGTGAATTAGCAGTTGCTAAATATACAAACCAGTATTGGCATGCCTCAGTTTGGGACGGTAGAAAGCATAAGAAATATAAAGATATGCCAGATGTAGGAACAAACATAGAGGTAAGAAGAGTAAGAACACAGTCTGGTCCAGCAGTGCGTGAAAAGGATCTTAATCGTGGTTTAATTATTTGGGGTGCAGAACTATCAGACTCAGAATATAGAACAGTTAAGTTGTTAGGTTGGATAGAGGCTGAAAAGGGATATGAGATTGGTATTGATAGAAGTGGGTACAAGGTTATACCAAAAGAATTATTAAATAAGGATTGGGATGAAACAGAGCAATAACGAGTCAATCTCTGAATTAAGAGAAGACTTTTTTATATGGCATAAATCAAAGTCTGAATCTTTTTTATGGATTAATAAAAGATCTAGGGTTCCATCAAGATGGCTTAGTTATCCTGAAGGCATTAAAGGAAAAGATAATGATATTATAAAACCAATTAACCTTTATGTTGATAGGCTATACCCAAAACCAAAACTACTAAGTATTGATAACAATGTAGTTACTCTTCAGCAAACCAATCATGCTGAGATATTTTTAGTTAATAGCCCTGAAATTATTAACACAATGGAAAGGGATGAGCCATATAAAGAAAGAATTATGTGGAACTTAGATCGTCCTTGGATTAGGCAATACTACTTGTCAGATAGGGAAGACTTTGGTGACTCTGCAACATGTTTTAATCAAACATTTAGATTCTATGTACCCTGGATTATTGATGAAAATATATCTGTTGACATTAGGCAACCAAAAAGTTCTTCATTTCTAATATCAGAAGACACAATAAGTTTTAAAAAAATACCAAACAACACGCAACATGTTGATCCACCTTTTGTTCATTTTCAATTTAAGAAAATAGGAAATCATATGATTGATCAAGAGTATGGAAAGATAAGTAGATTCTCTCCAATGTACAACATGGTTTTTGAGGCAAGTGATATAATGGTAAAAGAGATTAGGAGATTTTATGAATAAGGTTAGTTTCTACCCTTTTTCTGATAAGACAGAAGTTTTTGCACCAAAACCAGAACCAGCAATTAAGTGTATGCCAGAGTGGTATAAACAACAACCAGGATTTGTGGGTAATGAGTTAAAAGATTATATATCTAAAGGTAGTATGAGTAGCACAATAAAAAGATGTATGCCAATATTTGATTTAATAACTGCTGGATATATTATTAAAGTTCCAATGGACATATACATTAATGCTACTGATCCAGAAAAAATAACTTGGAGTGTTCCAAATGAATTAAAGTTTCTTGGAAACGACATGGTTGCAACTCATACAACAGAGCAAGTATCTAATTATCCAGTAAACTTAGAAAAATATCACAAACAGATATTTAGAATATTACCATTTTGGGCATTGATGACTCCAAAAGGATACAGCACTTTGTTTACTCATCCATTTCATAGAGATCCAGTTCCATTTCAAATGTTTGAAGCAATTGTTGACACAGATAGATTTGCTTCAGATGGACACCTTTCAATGCATATTGAAAAAGGTTTTGAAGGAGTAATTAAACAAGGAACACCATTAATTCAAGTAATTCCTTTTAAAAGAGAAAGTTGGGAATCAGAATTTATTTCTCACTCTGAAGGAAGGGACGACATTGAAGCACAAAGGCTTTTAGTTAGAAGTAGTTTTAAAAATTCTTATAAAGAAAAATTTAGACAAAAAAAAGAATATAAGTAATGAATGATCCACTAAAAATATCTTTTACTCCAGGTGGTGGACCAAACTATAATAACATTTTTACTCCACCAGAACCTGCTGTAAAGCATGTGCCAGAATGGTACAAGGCTTTGGCAAAACATGAAATATGGAATGACGAAAAATATTTATCTCCAGTAAACAATATAGGTGGAGATGGTGCAAGGGTTGCAACAAAAATGTGTATGCCATTCCTTGATTCATTAACTGCTGGATACTATTATTTATTAGAAGATGATTTGTTAGTAGAGTTAGATAAAAATGGAAAACCAAAATTATCTTGGGATAAAGATATAATGATAATGGATAAAAGACCAACAATAGATCTTCCAGTTCCAGATAACTGTCATCCAATACATTACGGATGGAGAATGAATTGGTACTATGAAACACCTCCAGGGTATTCTGTATTAATAACTCATCCAATGAATAGACACGATCTACCTTTTATTACTATGTCTGGTATTGTTGAATCAGATATATGGGGCTTGCCAGTGTTCACAGCATTCTTTTTAAAGAGGGGTTTTCAGGGAATTATTAAAAAGGGAACTCCATTATTTCAAATGATACCTTTTAAAAGAGATAATTGGGAAATGGAATTAGATTTAAGTCAAGAAAAATTTGACGAGCATGAGTTTAAGGCAGAGAATAGAAGGTCAATGTTATATGGTTATTATAAAAAAACTGCTTGGAGAAAAAAACTATTTAGAAACAAAGGTTTAAAAGAAGATTCTGATGAATAAAGATTTGCCTAATCCAATCAATGTAATTATATATTCTTATAAGAACAAAAATTTAAAAAATGTTGTTGCCAATTTAATAGAAAGATCTTCTAAAAAAAATAAAATATTTGTTAAAATTTTTGATCAAAGCCCTTTAACAAAATGGGATCAGTTTGGATTTTACAATGAAAATGCTTTAGAAAAATGGGAATACTTTGAAAATTTTCAAGACGTTAACTACAGTCACATTGTTTGGGATAAAATAAAGAGTCCTTGTAAGTATAAAAATGACATACTTAGTCAATCCCAGTATTCATATACATTATTGTTGTCTGACAATATATATTTAAGTCAAGACTGGGATGAGTATTTGTTAAAAAATCTTAAAGATAAACAGTCTATTATTAGTGGAAAGAATAAAATAATTTTGAGTAATGATGGATTGTTTTATTTAAAAAAAGAAGAAGAGACAACTGATAGTCTTAATCAAACATATTTTGTTAGTAGAGATTTAATTTTTGGACATACATCAACATTACAACAAATTGGCTATCCATGGTACATGAAGTATTATGGTGAAGAGGAAACTTTATCTCTTTTATACTATAGTAACCATATAAAGGTATACAGTTGTCCAGATAGTTTTTACAATAAGGATGGGGTGGATACTTTGGAATACTTGTATACAACCTTTTCTAAATATCATAATTATAATGAAATGATTGATTTGTTTAAAAAACAAAAAAACAAGTATGAGGACATAGGCAAGCCTTTGATGGGGGATGCTGCTTCTTTCTTTGGAAAACACAAGATTAATATTGATGAATTAAACCATATACCGTTTCCATTAAACGATGTAGAGTACGATCCAGACGCATCTTTGTTTACTGACATAGATTCAAAGAAGTTTATGACTAAGATCAACTATATTGATTAATGATATAATAGAGAAAAGACAGGAACAGTATGCATAGAATCGCGGTAGTGGATAATTTCATAACCAAGGAAGACGCAGATACCCTAATAAGGGAACAACATAATCCATCAGAAG